GAAAAGGCAGTCAAGAGCTATGAGAAGCACGAAAAGGACGCTGACCGTTTTATCGCTCTGATTGACAAATATGAGAACTTCGACAAGCTGACCATTGCCATGCTCAACGAAAGATTTGGTAAAACCATGGAACTTAGCACCTGTAACACCGTAAGCGGAAAGGTTACCTTGCGGTGTCGTGTCGTTGGTACTAGAAGTCTGAGCGATAGGATTAATGTTCATCATCTTAGTAAACGAGCCTAAAAATTCAGGACGCTGCAGCCTGGCATCAGGAGAAACTACGCCAAAGAAAGAGCGAAGCACTTCTGTATACCGACTACCACCACGGGCAAGACGTTCATAAAACTTCTGCATCTGAAAAGCAGTGCGTAAGCTGTTGATAGTAAAGATGCTTGAACTATCCAAATCAACATAAGAATCATTAGCAAGAAAATCAGAAGCAGCCTTTGCTGTCATAACAGTTGTCTCAGACGAATTGCCAGCAAAACCACCTACGGTACTATAATCAGTTCCACCGTGTCTAGAAAACGAAATAGATGAATTACCTTGTGCAACTCTATCGCCGCCTGAACCAGAGGCGTCACCGCCATAAGCAGAAACAGCAGCAAGCTGCAACCTATTGCTGTGAAGCAGATAACCAGTCGCAGGCGTAGGATCAACTATAGAAGCGGTACCAGCAAGACCTATAGAAACACCAGGGCCTTTCTGGGTCCAAGGAAGGGCCGAAGTAAAATAATCATGCCGCTTGCCACGAGGCGGACAGGGAAGATAACTTTCAGGAATTCCCTGAAGCCATTCAGGTTGTTCAGAAACACGAGAACCATCAAAAACCTCATTGACATCACCTTTTTGAACTTTTACAGATTTCTGCAAATTTTCATCTCTGAACCACTCATTCCAGATAAGATAAACACCACGGAACGGAAGGGCGTTAATACCAGATATGGTATTAGGAAGACCTGTAGGAAGACCGAAATAATCCCAAAGAGTACCTACACCATGTAAGGTGTCATCCGGCTTGCCAACCAAAGAAGTGGTAGGGCAAACGTAATCAATGGAATCGTCAGGGTCCTCCTGTTCAAAGCAAAAGTTTTGCCAATGATTCCATACAAGACGATTAGGAACAAAGAAGAAGAACCAGTCAAGGTAAATATTATCCATAATAGGCTTAACAGGAGTGGCAAGGCGAGAAAAGTATCTAACATTCAAGCGACAAGTATCGCCAGGCAAGACCTCGTCAACAAACACAGGAATAAGCTTACCTGAATCAAAGGTAGTCTTATAAACGTGAGAGCGGTCGAACTTAGTACGACGCATATACATAGCAGGAGCATCAGAAAAGCGATGACCTTTAACACGGATTCTACGTGACATTTTTTACTCCTTTCTAGAGTGTAAACCTTAAAAATAAGCCTAAAGAAACATTTATTAAGGTTTAATTTAATTTTGCGTCAGTCGTGCCAGTTACATCAAGTAGGTAACTGGCACGACTGCCGCTGTTTTTATTTTTTTTCTTCATTTTCTCCTAAATTGTTACTTTCATTATTATTTTGTTCTTTTACAATAGAACCTTGTACTACGTCAGGAGTATAAAGACCGTATTCCTGAAGCAAGTTTAAAGTTTCAGGCCGATTCAAACGTTGCACAAATTCCATAGGGTCGTGGTTGAATTCCGCACGAAGTTTCGAAGGCAAAGTGTAAAATTCTTCGCGAACACCAGAAACAAGGTCAAGAGCAGTTTCGTAATCGCCAGGAAGCGTAGCATCACCGAACTGAAGATACTGGTAAATATCAGTATTGCCTAAATCAAGAGTAGAAATGCCTCTCTGACCGTCACAATACTTATTGACGATATAATTGATGTCTGTTTCTTCTTTCTCGTCCTGTAGAGTAAGTGAGGGCAAATTAAACACCTTTCCATAATGGTCATGAGATCCAATATCATCATAGGGAGTCTTGAATTTCAAAGTTTCACCTCCTTTCGTAGGCGCCTAAACGCGGCGAGCGTAGCAATGCAAACTAAGACGTTCTCAATTGAGAACGTCTTTTTTTGCATTGCTCTTTTTTTTATTACTACTTTTCAGAAGGTTTTGCAACATAATCACGAGCTTCACCTATAAGTTTTGGCATTACGGTGTTAAGTTCGTCATCGCTAAGGAAATAGCGACCATCCATATCGCCAATATTGCCAAGATAATAGAGAGCAAAATCATCAGGGTATTTCGAAATAGGAAATTCAGGATTGTTCACACTCCCTTCAAAATTGCGAAGAGCAATCAAATCATTATGAGCAACATACGGTGGGCTGAAGGATTCAGCTTTCTTATCATAAACTGAGTAAATTTTCATCGGACAAAACCTCCTTTTGAGTTCGATACAATTTTAAAACACGATTAAACATCAAAGCTTGCTCCTTGCTGAAAATATAATACATATCATCAATACGAACCACGGAACAGCCAGAAGTTTTAACCTTATAACAAGCATATTTGCTGCCTGAAAAAAAAGGATTAAAAACATAATTATTAAAATTACACCAACGTTTTAAAAATTTAAGCTCGTCTATATTATCGCCTCCTTCCGTTATAGTATGACACAATCACAATTGTTTGTCAAGTTTTCTTCCAAGAAATGTTTTATATTTTCCTTCAAGACACCTGCAACGGTCTACCAGACGTTCAAACGTGTTATTTTCGAGATGAAAGAGCATTTTTTGGACACGATTTTCTTTAACGTAGTCAATCCATTCAGGATATTTTTCGGAAAACTTCTTATCATAAAAGCGAGGAGGCCTCATCTTCCTGCCATTGATAACAACAAAATCATTGGAATAAACGTCTTGACCATACTTCTCAAGCCAAGCTGCACCAATGCCAGGTCTACGAGAAGCTACGAGAAACTCAGGGGTTCGACCTTTATAATGTTCGTTGGAATTAGAACCAGTCTGCTTTTTAACTATGTAGCGCGCGACATAAGCAGCGGCATCAAAGCTAAACTCACCGATAAGATGCATACCGTACTTCCAGACTTTACCAAAACGAGGACTAGTATAGGTATTATAGCCATCGGCACGGAATGCAAACACTTTATCAGACAAATCAATATTGTAAAAAATATAATGATAATGGGGACGGCCATGTAACTCACCATATTCGCCGCAACCGATAAAACGAATTCCAGAACCAAACTCTCTACGAAGATTCTTCAAGAAAGTCTGATGAAATTTCACCGACAAAGATTTATCAGCGGGCAAATGATAATTATCAAAAGTACAAGTTAAGAAATAAGCAGATTCAGACACACGGGCCTCATGCACGCATCTAACAGCCCATTGACGTGAGCGTTCTAACCTGCAACCAAGACACTGACCACAGGGAACACGAATAAACCTATTATCAGAAGCGAGATGAGGATTATTAGCCAAAGAACCATAGAAAGCACGATGCTGTTTACCATTTTTAGTATACGCACCAACAACATCAGTCATAAGCATAGGATTAAAACAAACCATATCATCACCGTTACAGATTATAACGGATTATAACGGAATTGTCAAATCCTAAATCCGCCTCGTTGTACTCGACGAAGATTTCTGCGTCTGGGCCTGGATGTACGGCGAAAGAGGCGACGAGAACCTCTCCTGCTAATCCGACGTCTACGCATTATTTATCCCTCCAAGAACCGAAAAAACGAGAAGAACCTTTGTTAGAATCTTTTTTAGAAGAAACTGGAGCAATAACTTCGCTAACATCGGCTTGAAAATCAGAGGCCACCTTCTTGGCAGTAACCAAGTTAGCACTGGACTTACCTTTTAAAGCTTCAATCAAATCTACAACTTCTTGAATAAAAGGAACAACGACAGAAACGATAAAAGTAAGAATCATGGTAGTTTTGTTAGACATAAAATCACCTTCCTAAATAACGTTTTCTTAAAAATCCAATACCTTTACCTATAGCACCAGCAACACCTTTACCGATAGCAGGGCCCATAACTTTAGCATCAGCTCCAAGATCGCCAAGGGACCTATAAAAGTCACGCTCATAACCAGCAAGCTCCGTTTGGACATTATCGAAAGCAGCAGCAGAATTAGCACGCAAAGCAGAAGCAGTTGCATTCAAAGAATTGGCATCATACATCTGACCGAGCTTATGAAGATTGTCAATTTCAGCTTTCATACGGTCAAATTCAAATTGTACACGCTGGTCAAAAGTTTTAGTCTTAAAATCAACATCATTCTGCAAAATCTTGTTTTGAAGACCTGCATTAGTAGTATTAGCGGTAGCAAGACCAGCATTAGCAGAAGAAGCTTTAGCATCAGCAACATTCTTCTCAATCTGACTAGTAGAAAGATTCTCAGCTACTTTAGCCTGTCTAGAGGAAGCAGATACACCACGAGCCGAACTAATATTGCCAGCAACATCAGGCATACCGATACTAGCAGCAGATGCGCCTGCAATGCTACCACCAATGCCATTAGTAGCGGCGAGAATAGGATTAAGACCAGCATTACGCATATCTTCCATAGCCCATTGATAACGATGTTTATAATTTTCAACATTCCACGCATTCTGCTGAGCTGAAGCGGCAGAATTATAATGACCCTGAACGGCAGAACCAAATATAGAACCAGCTACAGAACCAGCCACATCAGATAACCAAGACATAAAATCAACTCCTTAAAAATGGTCAACAAGGCCAGGAGTACCAAACATAGGCATAGGACGAACAGTAGTGTACTTGAATCCTATATCGATCAAAAATTGAGGCTCGCTGGGAACAGCTATAATACGGCCTATAGGCACATCTTCCTCAATGAATTCAGGACTCAACTTAGGAGCAGTTTTGAAATACTGCGACAAATGCCATACATCAAGATTACCTTTGATATTAGACCTAAATTTTCCACAAATCACAGAAGGTTTATACCGATACTCGGCATAACGCTCCTGATAGCCAAATACAGAATCATCCTGCTCGGTATCACCAGTAGCATAAATTTCCTTAAGCAAAATAGCCTGCTCACCTAAATGGGCAAAAGTAGGCCAGTACCAATCGTAAACAGTGGACCTAGTCCACATACGATTAATGCCTTGCTGATAAGTCAAGTCAGCACGAGCGCAACAAAAACCGAAAACATAGCCATGCTCAACGAAAGATTTGGTAAAACCATGGAACTTAGCACCTGTAACACCG